ACCGCCGCCACAGCCGCATAGAACAGGGCTACAAGGGCGATAATCAGAATGATAATCCATGTAAGGGGGCAAGCCATCAAAGCCGCATTCAGGCCGTATTGGGCCGCTGTTTGGGCAAAGGTGGCGGTGGTCTGTGCTCCGGTTGCAACGGTAGTCATAGCCAGTCTTGCGGCCTTTACGGTTTCCAGCGCATTCACAATGCCGGTCACTGTTTTATAGGCAAGCATGGCTCCATTCAAAACAAGAAAAGCCGTTGCAACACCGCCAACAATAGGGGCAAGCCATGACCAATTATCCACCACCAAAGCGGCACCGCCAATCAGAAGGTCAAGCACCACCGTTGCAACAGAAGCGATCCCGGCAAGGCCGTTGATAACTCCATTCGTTACTTGGGTGAACTTTTCGCTATTAGCAACTTGATTTACCTTGTTCAGAATAGGATTGAAGATAGACAGGGCCTTGTTCTTCATCCCGATCCAAATTTGCCCCCAAGTTTTGGGCATATTTGAAAACTTGGTTTCAATATCATCCGCCGCCGCAAACATGGCATTTTTCACTACATCGGCGGTCAGTTGACCTTCTGCGGCCATAGCCCGGATTTCACCAATGGAAACATCCAAGTAATCTGCTATACTCTGAATAATTCCGGGGGCCTGTTCAAATACGCTGTTTAGTTCTTCACCACGAAGCACACCGGAAGCCATTGCTTGGGTAAGCTGGATCATGGCGGCTTGCTGTTCCTGAACACTCGCACCGCCAATAATAAACTGTTTGTTAATCAGTTCTTGGAAGGCAATCACTTCATCCATACTTCCAAACGCATCACGGGCATTTAGGCCCAATTTTGCAATGGAAGAAGCGGCATCCATATAGGAAGTTCTGGATCGTTGCGCCGAAGCCATTACCTTTTTTTCAAGGTCAGTAAGGGAACCGCCATCATCAAAGTTGATCATGGCGTTATTCAACCGGGCATTTGTGCTGGTAAGCTGGTCAGAAACCCCAAGAATTTTCTTTACAGCCGCCAACCCACCCACGGTGGCCGCAATGCCTTTTAGCTTGCTCCAAAGGCCATCAGCGGCGGTGGTGCCGTCCCTGATCCGCCTGTTGAAGCGGTCTTGCTGGTTGCCAGCATTCCGAATATTTTCTTCAATGGAATCGAAGGCGGCCCCGGCTCTTGCCAGTTCTTCACGGGCTTCCCGAATGGCTGAAGTGTCCACAGAATTACCAGAAGCCCGTTGCATGGCTTCAAAGCTGTTCAGCACAATGTTCATAGCCTTGTGCATGGACTTCAGCGGGGCAGTAACACCGTCATATAGGGCGATTGCCGTTCTAATGGTTGCCAATAGGGGTTCACCTTCTTTCCATAGCAGAGGGCCGGGGCCAACAGTTACTTTCTGCGGCCCCGGCGCTGTTTCCGTTCAATTTCTTTCTGTTTCTTCTTTTCCCGCTCCACCCGAATATCAATGGCCGCAATAATGAAGGCCCGTTCTTTCCGGGGCAAGTCCAGAAAAGCAGATGGTGTCAAATGCAGTTCGTGAAGGCAATAGTAAGCGATATTTGCTTCACCATCACCTTCTTCAATTAGTTTTTTGCCTCGTCCACCTCATCCTGAAGGGTGGTTTCAAACCCGCAAACCTCCTGAACTTTGGTCAGGTAATCGGCATACTCGCCGGGGGTCAGCATGGTTTTCAGAAGGGCTTCAGCGCCCATCACCTTATAGCTGTCCTGAAGTTCCTTGTCATTCAGGTTGGGGAACACCGTACAGGCCACAGCCAGCTTGCCAAGGTACAGATCATAGTCGGTTTCCTTCTGATACTGGTTTTTCTTGCCGGGAACGGGAAACCGCTTGGCACAGGACTTCCGAAGGGCTTCATCCTCGGTGCCGGTAATGGCCTTGATCTCCCATTCCATAGGCTTCCGCTTGCCCTTATCGTCCAATTCATCAGACAAAAACCGCTTGGAAGCAACAAACTTCACATTCTCAACGGACAGGGCATTTTCAGCCAGAAAAGCAGACAAACTCATTGTTAAAATCCTCCTATTTTGAAATTGAAAAAAGAAAAACCCGCCCACATTATCAAAATGGGGCGGGTTTTGGCAATGTTACTCCATTCCCGCAAGCAGGGTAAAGGCTTCCGGCATCTCGAAATCCTCAAAAGTGAAGTCCATATCTTCATCCAAGTATTCCGCATCAGCGTCAAACTTGGTAAGAATGCCGCCATCAATGTTGCAATCCTTCAGGATCACGGTTTGACGGCCCACAGAAGAAGTGGGATCTTCATTGGTCACTTGAATGTCAAAATAGACATCCTCGCCGGTGTCCTTGTACTGCTTCATCATTTGGCGGAAAATGCTGGTGTTATAGTGGAAGGTTGCGGAACCCGTACCACTCCAACCGGTGGATTTGTTACCCTTGCCGGTCTTGCCCAAAATGGGGATTTCCGTCTTATTCTTCTCAAAGTTGGCTTCAAGGTTGATAGCCTGCATGAAATTGTAACGGTTATCCCCAATGGTTACAAAGCATTCGGCCAAAGAAGCGGAAACTGCGTCCTTGGCTTGCATTACAGTTGCCATATACTCTTACACCCCTTTCTTACTGGACATAGACAGTCATATAAAGCTGGGCCATAGCGTTGACCGGGGTAACATAGTCCGTCACCACAACGGCCTTCTTGGTATCGCCTTGGGCAACCGTCACATTATCGCTGGAGAAGTTCTCAATAGCCCGGATATTCTGAAGCTCCTGATGGTGCTTCACAATATCGTTCCACAGGCTGATCCGCCCGGAAGCGTCATTGGGAACTTTGCCAAGGTACTTCTTGCCGAACAGAACAGCAATATCATTGGCAATCTGATCCAGAACCCGGATTGTCTGATTGCTGGAAAAGTCCCCGGACTTTTCATCCGTCACGGAAATGAAGGTGTTAATATCCTCCAAAACCACAACCTTTTCATCCACCAGATGGAACATGAACGAACCTTCCAGAATACCGGCTTCCAATTCGCTTTGGGTATAATCAGTATCAATCTGATATTCCCCGTCATAGTCCATATTGGTTGCGGACTTATTCACGGCGGTTCCCGCAATCACGCCGGTTGCCCACGGGATCAGGGCGGGATCATCGGTTTCACCAACAATGGTGTTCTTCACACTCACGGTGCCTTCATAGTCGGCCAGCTTGCGGAAGCATACCACCTGAAACTTCTTGCCCACATCATCCCGCATCCGCTTACAGAAGGCAGAAAACAGTTCAGCAATGGTGGATTTGTTGGTGGGGCAACCCATAGCGTTGAAGGTATAGGCTTCCATCTTATCCAGATAGGTTTGATAAGCCGCATCCTCCACACTCCCATTGGTGCCGCTGGTAAGGGGGGTGGAAGCAGTCACAGCAAGGCTTCCTTCTGTTTTGAAGTCCACATAATCATTGGGCTTCAGGTCAGTCATTTTAGAAATGGCCTTCTGCTGATCCACTTGGACAGTGCCAAGGAAAGTGGAAACATCATACAGTTTGCTTTCCGGCTGACTGTTTTCATTTTCCTCAATGACAATACGAAGGTCATTCCCACGGGTGCCGGGGTATTTGGCCGTTGCATAAGTGCAAGCGGCCTTTGCGCCGCTGGAATTCAGGCGGAAGAAGTGAACCGTTTGGGCGTGTTTGAAAATCTCACGCATGGGCTTCAGTTCGTCCGCCGTGTACGCATAGCCGAAAATCTTTTGGGAATTCTTCTGGAACTCCCCAAGTTCAACGGTGATAACCTCACCTTCAGGCCCCCAATTCATTTCAAGGGGGATGGTCGCAATACCACGATCAGAGAGGGTGGCGCTTGCATTCGCAACCGAAATGAAGTTGATATATGCACCGGGCAGAATCTTGTTCTGCGTCAAAAAAGTGCCGCCGCCAAGGGCCATATCAATTCACCTTGCCTTTCTTGAAAAAGTTTTGAAGCAAGCTGTCCACCTGCTCCATCGTGTATTCCTTTCCATCTTCCAGCAAAACGGACAGAAGATCACGCCGCTTGGCGTATCGCTGGAAGGTCAGGATATTTCTTTTGGTGAAAACCGGGACATTGGAAACAGGCGGGGCCGCTTCCGCTGTCTTGGGCTTTCTGGTTTTGGTCGTAGGCATTTTTAATCCCCTCCAATGGTTCCAACCTCGGTTTCCAAGGTTTCCATATAGGTTTCTTCAGCGGGGCGGATCATGGGCAAGTTATAGTTCACAAAGAAATGAAGTACATTGTCCACAATCTCATAATTCACGCTGGTTCCATGAAGAAGATCACCGCTGGGAAGCGTGATGAAGTCCAAGGCTTCCATCATCGTTTCCGCAACGGTGAACATCTCCGCATTATTGCGGGGGTTGGTCGGAAAATACTGAATGTCAAATGGGTTCCTCTTGATAAAGCGCCGCCCAAGCATGGGCGTGATTTCCGGTTGTAAAACGGCAATCAAAAAACAGGGTTCTTTCAAACCCTGTTCCACATCATTCTGATAGATTTCATACCCATCCCCAAAGGCGGCGTTCAGTGCCATTGAAATTCCTTTGATAATCTCATTAAGCATCGAAACACCCCTTCAGGAACAAATACAACTTCTTTTCCAGAATTTTAGGCGCTTGCTGTTCCAGTTCTTGTGTGGAAATGGTCAGCATATAGCGCCCCTTTACCCAATTTTTCTTCAGCACCATCCCGCCTTCCGCATCGGGATCATAAACAAAGCGGTCACTTTCCCAATAACCGGGGATGAACCGCCCCGGCTGTTGCCGGTGGCCGTATTCAACATAGGACGCATACTGAAGGTTATTCAGCACAACAACTGTGTAATGGGTTCCCCTGTGGCCCACAGGCATTACCGCCCACGCATCCCGCAAGGTGCCATATACAACAGGTGTCCGCTTCACAACCTTATTCAGCAAGCGCCCCGCCAACTCTTGGGCGGCTTGGCGGCAAAACCTGTCCAAATCCGCCCCCATCAGCTTTTCCATGTTCTTATTCAGCCGTTCCAGTTGCTTGAAATCGCATTTGCCCCATTTAGCCATCAGGCATACCCCTTCCACGGCTCCAACTGGATTTCTTGATGGTTGGTGAAAACCCCGGCTTCACCGCTTTTAGAATAGGTGAACTTCCGTTCAAGATTGTTGAACCGTGTCACAACGATTTTACAGCCAGCGGGGATTTCCACATCAGGGGACAAGAACAGCTTCACAGTTTGGGCAACAGCGGCCACGGGATCACCGGAACTTGAAGTTAAGGTTTCAAAGGACAATTTACAGGGCTGATCCTGAAGAAGCGGCTTTTCTTCAAAGTCAGTCAGGTGTGTGGTTGGATCGGTGACTTTCTCTTTTACGAAAATAGAACACCGATCCTTCCACAACCGTTCAAGGGCTTTTCTGTGGGCGTTTACCATACAAACTTCCTGAATCGGTAAAGTTCACGGCTCCGCCCATTGGTCAGGTAGTCAATCAGACTGTTCAACCGCTGTTCAGGGGTCAAATTCCCATCCCCAATGGCAAAAACCGTGTTGGTATCGCCTTCCTGAATTTGCTTGATTGCCGCTTCAAGGTCAAACCCTTCCAACTGCCCGGAAACCTTCTTCATGTTCAGGTATTCGCCAACCGCCATATAGACGGCCACACTCACCAACCCTTCAGGCATATCCTTTCGGTTGGTTTTGTTTTGAACCCTGTATTGAACATTGCTGATCACAATATCCAACAGGGGATCTTCAGCGGCCCCCGTTACGCCAAGGGCCGTAAGCATTGCAATAACCTGTTCACGCAACGGGAATCACCGCCATTCCATCAGCCCAAAGACTGAATCCGGGCAATGGGAATGGCCTTGTGGTTGATATAGGTGCGCTGGGAAGCAGTGCTTTCCCCGCTGTGAACCAGCGTCCAGTTCTGCCCATTCTCCAAGTCCGTGTCCGTGGGGGACAGCTTGGTCTGACTTTTCTTCTCATAGCTGATACCATAGGGGCTGAACACCTTGCGCTGACGCATATACAGGGTATCAACACCGCCGTTGGTCTTGGGGTCACGGGCCATTTCATAAGGAACCTTGGCCCCAATATCTTCATAGGAGATAGCACCGTTGCCCATGATGAAGGTGGTGTACTGCGTAGCGGGAACCACATACATATCAGCGGCAAGGGTACGGGTGCCAAAGTAGGGGGTTGCCTTGGCAAGATCAATTTCAGAAGCACCGGAAGCACCGGAAGCCTTGATCACCAAAGCGCCGGGGGTGTCCGCTTCAGCATCGGCATAGCCGGTCACGGCGGGAAGATCATCGTCCACAACCACAGTGCGGCCATTCCAAGTGGCAAGGGTCAAATCCTTCTGAATGCCGTCCCCGTCCGTCTGTTTCATGAACTCCAACAGCTTCATGTTTTCAAGGTTGGTGGCAACATCACTGTGCATGAACACCAAAGAAAACTTCTGCTTATTGGCTCCACAAGCCTTGTTCACGGCGCTGTTCAGGGTGGTGGCGCTCATAGGGGCATAAATCGTGGTGCTGTGCTTCTCCACAAACTCCTTGTTCTTGGCATCGGTGGTGGGCATGGCAAAAACACCCTTCAGGATGGAAAGAAGGGTTTTCTGATCCAAGGTATCCTTGTACTCCGCAACCTGTGCGGACACATTGCCCATGAAGTCCACGCCGCCCGTAATGTCATAGCTGAAGTCCTTTTCAGTCCATGCCTTGGCACGGCCAACAACCACCATGCCCTGTTCAAAGGTCTTGGTGGAAGTGGCGGTAATGTCGGTTTCACCGTCATAGTTCACCGCATCCCCATCCAGAAGGCCACGCATGGCAAGACGGGCATAGCCGGTGCCATTCTGACTGGTGAACACCGCCCGAATATCAGGGTTCCCGGCCAGCGCACGGGACTTCTTCAGGGCGTTCAGGGTCAGGTTAGGCACACGGCCAACCATGTACTTAAACGCTTCAGGGTTGAAAGACTTTGCATCAAACTTGCTGTTAGCCATCGTTCAAACTTCCTTTCTGTGTAGTCAAATTGTGTGGGTTACTCCAAAACCGCATCCGGGTTTTCCTCCATGTACTTGCACAGTTCGTCATAGGACATTTTGGAAAGGTCATCCCCGGTGGGCTGATTGTGGGGATCACTCTTTTCAGCGGCTTTGGCTCCCTTAAACTTGGCCTTGCCGCTGGTGTCGAACAGAAAAGCCGTGTCCTCACCCTTGGTCAGCTTGCCAATTTCATCATCCAGCCCTTTCACCGTGCCATCATCGGCCAGTTCCGCCTTCTCCAAGAATGCGGCCAACAGCGCCTTTACAGCGGTGTTGTTTTTGGCCTTGGCATTGGTCAGGGCCACATCAACGGCATTGCTGATCTTCAGGGCCTTGATTTCATTGGCGTGATCCTTGTCCTTCTGCTTGTTCGCTTCCTGAAGGGCGGTGATCTGGTTCTGAAGTTCCGTGTTATCACCAGCGGATTTCTTCAGGGTTTCAATCTGCCCATCCCGTTCAGAAACTTGGGCTTTCAGGGTCTTGTTTTCCTCGTTCACCTCATTGAACCGGCTCTTGGTTACAAAGGAACCATTCAGCCCTTCCATAACCTTGTTGGCCTGTTCCTCGGTCAAGCCCCACTCCATCAGCTTTTCTTTCGTCATAGTGTGATACCTCCATCATAAAATCCTTTTTTACCGTGGGTCAGGAACCACGATTTCCCCCGGCTCTGTTTTCCGCCCACAACCGGGAAACGGCGAATAGGTATGAAAAAACCACCACCGGCCCGAAGGCCGGGGTGGTTCAATCAACAATATTGTGGATCAGTCCCAATGCTGATCCGGGCTGAAGTTTTCAAGAACAGAATAATAATTGGGGATTTGGTCAGGCGGTTTCCCATCCTTCAAAGCAGTAAGAACTTCAATTTTTTCATCAAGAAGTTCTTCACTGTCCGCATCAAAGAAGCGGTCAACCAGAACATCAGAAACTTCAGCCAACAGCGCATGAACCTTCATCAGCTTTTCTTCCCGTGTCATATTAACCACCCGCTTTCTTTAACATATCCTGAATAACTTCTTCCAAGGCTTCTACCAACTCCGGTTTATCCTTACGAAGCATTTCTATCAGGTCAGGACGGACAACCGACAAAGCGCCATAATTGGCAAGGGTTTCTTCCGCTCGTTTCCCAATATCCCGGTAATATTTGGAACCGTGACCATATCGCACAAGGCCAGCATCACGGGCCGAACCACCGGAAAGGGCATCGTAAATATCTTCAAGGGAACTGATACCGCCGCCCATAGCGTTTCGGCATTGATAATCAATTTGTTCACTTGCTTCACGCTTTAGCTTATTGAAGGCTTTTTTGTAGTCGGAATAAGAAATGGTTCTTGCATAGTATTGATCCGTCAAGGTGGAAGTGGCGGTTCTCAATTCAGCATTGATTTCCGCCGTAATACGCTTGCATTCCTTATCGAAGGCTTCAAAAAGGGAATCAATATCATCCGCAATATCAGTGTTGGTTTTCTGGAAAAAGGAACTTAACTTGGCATGGCTGGAACTGAACCAACCTGAATACTTTGCCGGGTCTGACCGGTTGAACATATCCATCAGGTGCATTTCCTCATGCAAGGTCGTAACCACTTGGCCGGTAAGATCATCCCCTGCCAGCTTGGGAATAATCAATTCAACATCCGCAAGCTGATCATTCCGGGTATAATAGCGATAATTAACCGCATAGCCTTTCCCGTGGGAAACCTTCATGGGAATACCGTTGGCCCTGATGTTTTCCATAGCCCCCATTTTGGAATAAAGGGCAACCACATCAGGATCAGCGTTTTCACACGCATTCACATAATCAATCAGGGCTTGGGTGTTCTTCCGTTCCTTCTTGTCAGTCAGGTATTCAGGGAACATTTCAGCCTTCAGCGGCTCCAATTCCCTTTTCGCCTTCATTATAGCGCCCACGGTGGCAACCGTCAAACCATCCTTCACACCATCCACAAAAGCCTTCTTCCAATCGGTATATTTCATGTTGGCCGGGACATAGTACACCTTTCCATCAGCGGTGCGGGCGGCTCTTTCGCCGTCCATATCGTCATAATGGGGGCAAGTGGTTCCCCGGCAATTTGGGTGGAAGGGCGGAACAGTCACCCCCGGCTCATATTGGGCCAGCGGGATCACCGTTCCATCAAGGGGCTGACATACCGCACAGGTGCGGGAATCCAGCGTTTCCACAATTTCAATCTGATCCACACCCAAATCTTTATACATCTGGATTTTGGAAACAGCGTTGAAATAGGTGGTTTCCGTATGCACCAGCCGCCTTGCCTTATAACGGGCTGTTCCGAACTTCTTTTGAATGGCGGTGATAGTCTTGGCCGGTGGATCACCCCGCAACATACCTTGAAGCAGTTCTTTGTTTACGGTGTCCACCAAATCAGCCTTGTTCACCCAACAGCGATCCCGAAAAGTCCGTCCGTCCGTTGTCCACGGTTTTGAAAGTAAGGTTTCAAGTTTCTTCTGGTTCAAAGCGGTGAAATCCCATCCAAGGCCAATGCCCTTTTGGATTTCAAAGGCCCCGTGGGTGTACCCATTGGAAACCAGCTTCTTCAGAAGATCATCCACCCCATCAACCTGATTGCCATACAGAAGTTCAATCTGCTGTTGAATTTGCAGTTGGATTGCTTCAAGGCGGCTGACATGGAAACGGGTTGAAGCGTTTTCCAACTTCTTAATCCATTCCGGGGAAAGGTTGGCTTGCTGTGCGGCTTTCACATACTGTTCCGCCGTCCACTTGAATTCTTCAAGCTGTCCGGTGGTCAGCATTTTCCGGGCTTCCGCCAAAGTCACATTGTTATTGGTTGCAAATCGCTGATACCAGCTTTCAATATCCCGCTGAACAGTGTGTTCAGTTTCCCGGTAAATATCTTCAAGTGTCTGAAGGTATTCATCCGCTTGTTTGTGGGCCGAATTTTCAAGAATGGCGAACCGGCCCCGCCAATAGTCAGCATTTTTCACGGGGTCACGCTCCCTTCTTGAATGATCAGGCACTATAACCACTCCGCAACTCATGCCCGTGCTAAAACCCATAACAACTATTTAGCGTTCCCAGATGGTGCCGGGTATGGGACTTGAACCCATACGCCAAAGGCGGCGGATTTTGAATCCGCTGTGTCTGCCATTCCACCAACCCGGCAAGTGGTAGCGTGTACGGGGGTCGAACCCGTGTTCCCGGCTTGAAGGGCCGGTGTCTTAACCGCTTGACTAACACGCCATAGAAAGTGCCGGGGAAAGGAATTGCACCTTTGACCGGGTAAGGAGGTGAACCCCGGCCCCGCCCCATTATTGCCCCGGCATATAGGGAAGGCGGGGATTATTCGTCCCCGCCTTCATCACCATCAGGATCTTCTTTCTGAACATTCCCAAAAGCGCCGGTGTAATCCTGCGCCTGTTCCATTGCTTCTTCCTTTTCCTTCCTGATCCGCTCCAACTCCAATTCCACATCCGTTGTCCACGGGTGCTGGGCCACAATGGTTTCATTGGACAGAATACCAACGGACTTCCCACAGTTTTCAATGGCTTCACTTTCATTCACCGGCATATCCCGGTTGAAAACAATGGTAGTTTCTTCTTCCTCGAAGTCACCCCGGCCAGTGTTGGCAAAATCCTGATTGATAAACCACAGAAGATCATCAAAGGCCGCTTGGAACTCGGTTTCCATCCCGTTTGCGTCAAGGTCAATGTCAGAATACATGGATTGAATGTTCATCTGATTGGGGTTGTTACCCATGCGATCATCCTTGGCATTATAGCCACGGGCGTTTTCAATCAGTTTATCCTTGAACAGTTTCAGAATGGAATTGAAGTTTTCAGCGTTAATTTCAACGGTCAGGGTTTCCACCCCGCCATCATCCCGAACTTTCACGGCTCCGAAGGTTGCAAGGTTGCGGCGGAACTCCCCAAGGTTTTCACCATCATAGTTCTTCAGGATCAGAATGGTGTTCCGTGCGTCCTCTTGCATATTGTTTTCAAAGTCGGAAATCATAGTGTTGATACCGTCCTGAAGGGTTTTCACACGGCGAATCAGGGGGATTTCCTGCTTATTGTACTTGAACGGGATCAGGGGAATCCGCTCCCAATTCAGTTCAACCGTTTCTTCCCCATCGTCAACACTGAAATAGTTTTCATGTTCCCCCAACTGTTCATCCGGGGTCAGGGTGGTTCCATCATACACATAGCGGTAAAGGCCATCTGATTTGAAGATTTCCACCCGCTCCACAATTTCCTTGGTGTAGCCGCTCCAAACCTCTTGCGGGTAAAGGCGGACAGCACAATCAAGGATGGTATGATCATCGTCAGCCCAAAACGGAAGAATTTCATGGGCCGGGAAGTGCTTGAAGGCAAGTTTGCCATCATCCCCATAGTAGGGGTACAACCAGCCGATCCCGCCTTTCAGGGCATCTTCACACACATACTTCAGAAGCCGCTTGAACCGCTTATCAAAAACCTTGTTCAGAAATTCGGAGTAGGTCTTGTTTCTACAAGTCAGGGAAAAGGGCTTGCCCACAAGATAGTTGGTTTTCTGATCCACCATCAAAGCAAACTGGTTATCCACCAGCCGATTGTTGGGAAGGTTGTCAACTTCCTGAAGTTTGCCATCCTCGCCAATGATTGTGCGCTTGCGGGTCAGAATGTCATGGAAACCTTCATAGTAGGCATCCCCGGTAATCTGTTCTTTCCGCTTGCGGCTCCGCTTCCATTCATCAATTTCAGCGGCGAAAAACTGAAGTTCAGTCATGCCGGTATTGCCGCCCATCAGGATCAGGCGATTGATCCGGGCCGTTTCAGTATCAGTAAACAAAGGCATATTCAATCACCATCCTTTCTCTCTTGGGGGGGGGGCTGAAATCCAATGGGGCGCTGTCTGGTTTTCTCCAAGGTCAGCGTTTGGTTTGAAAGTTCCACTTCAATCTTCAAAGACTGGTAGGGAAGCCGATCCGCCCACTGTTCAATTTTCTTCAAAATGTGCTGTTGTTCAAACATGGGCGGTTCCTTTCTATTGGGCAATGAACACCGAACACCAGAAACCGTGTGTTTCCGAGGATGTTTGTTACTATCCTGTTATTAGTCGAAGCTGAAGGCGGGGCCAACCAGCATATCTTCCAGCGCATAACGCATAGCGTCCATCAGGTGGTTGAAATCATCAATGGGGGTATTGATCTTGGCCCCAAACTTATCTTCAGCCCAAGTGTAATTTGAAATTTCAGTAATGAAGTTCACACACCGGGGATGAATGATGATGGTGTAATCCTGAATGTACTGAATGCCATTGTTCACGCTGTCCTTGCCCTTCCGGGCGGCTCTGATACGCTGAAGGCCAGCTTCCCGCAATTCGTCAATGCTCTTGGGTTCTGCACAATCGGCCTTAATCCGTTCCTTGGCATAGCCCATCACTGTGACTTGTTCGCAAATGGCCCGGTTGGTCAGGGCCTTTTTATACAGTTCATCGAAAACCCAAATGGTTTTTTCTGCTGTACTCACCAGCCCACAGAAAAGCGCCGTGGGGTCATTGGTATAGCCAAAATCAAGGCCGAAGGCAGATTTCACGCCATCCTTGGCGCTGATTTCAGCCGGGTTGAACAGTTCTTCCCGCCAGTTCTCATAAATCAGGCCATCCACAATGCCCCAACCACCAAGGCCAGCCACTTTATAGCGCCGGGGGTTGGTTTCCTTCATGGTCTGAAAAACCTTCAGGTCAGCTTCATCCAGCCATTCATTACACAGGTAATTGGTGGTGGTGGCGTAAATCTGCCCATCCGGGGAAGTCCAGCTATCATGGAAACGGTATGTGGGGTTCCCTTGGGCATCCTTGCCGGTAATCTCTCCAAAGAACCGCTTTCTGATCCAGTGTTTTTCATTCCACGGGTTGAAGGTTAGGGTAATTTGCTTGAACAGGCCGGTTTCTTCCGGGATAGCGCCACGGATACTTTCATCAAGCATATTGAAATCATCTTCATTGGTGATTTCATAGGCTTCTTCAATCCAGCACCAGCACAAATACCCAATTTCAACCGTAATGGAAGTAACCTTCAGGGGATCATCAAGGCCCCGGAAGTAAATCTTCTGACCGGTGGGAACATAGGTCATTTCAAGGGGGCTTTCCTTGATTTCCCAATAAGCCTGAACCCCAAGCCGGTTGATTGCCCACTTCAATTCTGTGAAACAGCTATCCTTTAAGGTTCTGAATACTTTGCGAACCACAAGGGTATTAGCTTCCGGGTATTGCATCATCCGCTTGATGATGTTCAGGGCCGTGGTTTTGGATTTCTTGCTTGCACGGCTCCCCTTACAAACCCGGTAACGGCCTTTGAAGTTCCAAAAGGTCTTGTACCCTTTGCCCACCACTTCAGGAAGGCGGATCACCTTGGCCTTGGGGTTAATCTTCAAGTTGATCATCCCCCATGATAACCACGGGAACATTCCCTTCCATTTTCAGTTTGTCGGTAAACATTCCAAGATGTTTGCCCAACAATTCAAGGGCCTTCAACTTGTCGTAGGTCTTAACCTCTCGTTCAGTGATATTCCCATCTTCACCGGGAATCACCTTCACTTTGACAGAAGCAATACAGGCGGTATCATCCCGGTTGGCTTCACCTTTGATGGTGGCTTCATCCATGTCAATTACATCAATGGGGTTCAGAAACGCCAATTTTGCGATTTCCTGAATCACCCGATCTTGATTGATACCGGTTCGGCGGCTCCGCTCTGCAATAGCCTTGTCAATAGCATTTTTAATCACAGGTTTTGACAGGTTTTCAGAACCCATCTGTTGTGCGGTATCAGGTGAATACCCGGCCCGAATTGCCGCTTGCGTTGCATTCAGGTCAATCAGATATTCTTCAACAAACCGCTTTTGCTTCTTGGTCAAGGTATTCACCCCCTTTGAAATCAAAAGAAAAGCGCCGAAGGTTCCCCCTCGGACGCTTTTTCACTTTATATGATAGCCGAAAAAACACTAAACTTTCAACAGGTGAAACTAAACTTTACTCGGTTCTTTCAAGAAATCGGCATTTTCCTTGGCAAAAGCAAGTAAAGCCTTCCCGTGAATTTCAAAAAGCCATTGGGTGGTGTACTCAAATTCAGCGGCTAAATCTTCCCACTTTTTCAGTTGGATATACCGGCCTACAAGAACATTTTGCTGGTCAAGGTCAGGAACTTTGCTGATCATGCTGAAGGCTTCCTTCTTCATGGTCACAAGTTCATCAATCCGGGTGTTAATATCATCTTCAAGGGACATGATTTTTGCAATGGTTTCCCCTAAAGTGTCTTTTGGCCCGGAAGTCTGAACCTTGTCAGGCTTCAGTTCATAGCTTTGACTGGTCAACCCGGATCGAAGGGTATTCACTGTATCTGTCAACCGCTGGATCAGTCGGTCAGTTTTTCGGATTTGGGCAAAATATTCTTTAGCCCGCTGGGAAAGTTCCTTATCAGTCACTATGTAGCACACATCCTTTCACACATCTGTTCTGTGAAAACTCCTGAAATATCAAGGCTTTTCAATGTGTAGAACAGATAGAACACATCTTTGGACAGTTCTCTTATATTACTTATCTTATATATTTTTTTTTACTTTTTAAGTTTAAGTAATATAACATCTGTTCTATCTGTTCTACTTTACCTAAACGCCAGCATTTACAATAGTTTTCACCGGAACAGATCAAGCCTTTACATCTGTCCCATATCTGTTCCAACCCCAACCCCTGAAGGATTTTGGTGGGGTCGTTTTCTTGAAAGTTAATTTTCAAAAGTGGAAAATCCGGTGTATTAGGTCTTTCAACCGGGCTTTGAAAATCCACCACGCCAACTTCCGCCGCAACCACCGGGGGCAATCCATTGTGATAGTGAAAGAAACATTGGCCAGAATCGGTGGAAGATCTGACGGCTCCACTTCCAGTGGAATTTTGATTTCCCCAACTTCCGCAAGGGGTTCCCCGTTAATATACAGGGTTCCTTTCCCTGTATCGCTATTCGGCCCCATTATTTGAACTCCCTCCCATTCCGCTTATCTTTCAGTTCAATCCGGTTCAACAGTTCAAACCCGGCCAAGCGGATAATGTACTTCAGAACGAAAATCAGATTGTTCAACCGCCGTTGCTGTTCTTCATCCTCTCGAATGACAGGCTTCAATCCCTCATAGGCGGTGGGATCGGAATAGCCTTCACTGTTTTGCCAAGGTTTAGTTCCCACGATCTTTCAACCTCCCATCTGAAACAATAGTGATCCCGGTTTCTTCTTTCAGGGTCAGGTGAATATCTTCAAGGGACACATAACCTTTTTCAAAGCTATCATACAGTTCAAGAACAGCATCCGTGAACCGTTCACACCGAACCGGGCCAAAGCCGAATTTGTCATGAAGCACCATCACCGGCAACCCCAGCATCAGAAGAAAAGCCTTGTCCGCCGCTTCTTTGGAAGCATCCTGTTTGATCTTCTGAACATCAGCGGCTTTGATATTCACCACGGGTTCCTTCTTTACCGGAATACCCGCTTTCTTGGCTCTCCGCCGTTCAGCCCTGTTCATGCGGTTCCTCCATTCTGGTTGGTATGTCCTGAAGTTCAGGGTGTTTGATTTCCATATACAGGGCGAATAAGCAATTCCAGCAAGCCGCTCGAAGGTGGGGTTCATCCTTCATGCCCATCATGTACTTGGCAAGGTGGCGGAAGGCCGAATCAATCAGGCTGTGAATGGGAATGCCCTTTTCACAGTTGCGTTCCCCGTACTTTAGCGCCCCTTCTTCACAATGCTTGGAAACCTCCACCAAGGCTTCCCAAGGCAATAAATCCATCCGGCCCTTGCCGGTGTGCATATCACGAACCGCCCCGGTATCAAACCGGGTGCGTTCTCCACTATCTTTAATCATGCCATTCACTCAACCTTTCCAATTCCTCAAGTATCGTCCACACCATTTCCCTTGCTTCATGGGTGGCTGTACTCTTGGCAATCGCTTCTTTCAGTCTATCTTCCAAATACCCCCGATCCAGCGGGTGACAAACAGACAAAGAATTAGAAAATCCAGTTATTTCACCATGTAGGAAAGAACAACGCTTTTCCAACCGATGAAGAACTTCCCGAAGAACCGCTTTTTGATATTTGGCTATTTCTTGAACCTCATTCTTCAATTCCGGGATTTCCCCATATTCAATGGCTGAATTTACATCAAGCCCGTGGTCAGAACAGAAGGTTTCAGCATTGAATAGGCTTCCAAATACCCGCCGCCCAACTTTGGCATAGGGGATAGCTTTATTTTTGAATTTTGAATACTGATGGTTCATGTTCCACCACCCTTTCAGTTGAACCACTTAATCACCGGATCACCGGTAAATCCTTTTTCCCATACATACCACGCATAAGCAATGGCGCTTTCGGGCTTAACGCTCATATCTCCGTTCTTATAACAGGCCAAACGGGAACGGGATATGTAGACTATACGGGGGGGGGGTATTCTTAAAGAAGGCCCCCCGCTTCTGTCCTTCCAAAAATTGAACCTTCAGAAACATTGCCACTTTCCCACCGGGGCGGACGCTTTCAAGCGCCCGTTGAACAAATTCAAGCCCCGTTGAATATGGCGGGTTGGTGATTATATCGCCTTCAAATCCATCCAAAGTTTCCTTCAGGAAGTCCAGCGGTTCAGGATCACCAAAGCCCCGGTAAACAAGATCGGTGGAAATGACTTGATAACCGTGTGCCTGAAGCACCTTGGAAATGTGGCCTTCACCACAGGCCGGTTCCCAAATCACCGGGGCAAACTGTTCCAGTTCCAACAGCATTTCCACAGCTTTGGGATCGGTGGCGTAGTAGTCAAAGGCTTCCCGTTCTTCAGGCACATGGTTTGAACTCCCAAGGGTGGCGAACACTTTTTTAGAACCGGCCATCATAAATCACCTTCTTCCACGAAAATTCTTGTTTTTCTTCCCTTGATATACTTTGCTCCACTGGTTAAGCCACAGCGTTTGCAGATTTGTCGGGAAAACTCAATTTTGGATAGGGCTTGGAAATTGTTTGAAATGCAATATTCTTTATATCTCCGATAAACTGTATCAGTGGCTTCATTGATGATCCCATCCAGTCCGATTTCCTGAATGAAGCCAATAATGGGGTTGTTGTTCTGTTCGTACTCGTCAAGTTGCCCCTGAACCCGGCTGGAAGTGGTAAAGGCGGCATTGGTCAGAACACGCTTCAGGGCATTCAAGCCCAACTGGATCAGATATTCCATTGAACTTTGTTCACACAACTCATCTTTAATAAATGGGCGGAAATCTGCATCATTGGGGGTAAACTTGGCATCAAAGGGAACAATCACCAAGCGCCTTTGAACGGCTCCGGTCTTATCCTTCATGCGGGGGATCACATTAGCACTAAACAGGAACTTGGAATAATTATTGAATTCAAAGGGATCTTGGCCCTTCCGCTCCACATTCACCCGTTCGCCTGTTACCAGTTTGCGGAATACAGACGCATTGGCAATAAATTCATCCCCAATATCATCACCAATGTTCGCCAGCTTTCCGAACAGTTCAGCGGTTTTGAACCTGTCCCCAAGTTCTTTCAGGTCAAGGGAAGCAATATTCTTATCCCCCAACATATTTTTGACCACATGAAGGAAGGTGGATTTGCCGTTGCTCTTATCGCCAATCAGAATGAAGGCTTTGCCAAGTTCATTGCGCCGGTACAGACAATAGCCCACCATTTCTTCCAGCAAGGCCCGGACTTCAGGATCATTACAAGCCAGCCGGTTTAATGTATAGTCCAAAAGGTCATTGTGGGCAGCGGGGTTGTAGGGCCACGGAATTTTATTGGTAATCACAATTTCCGGGGTAAAGTCCATGAAAGAACCATCCCGGATATTGTAAAGGCCATTGCTGAAGGCAATGATATTAGGGTTGGTGGCTCTGGTTTCTCCCTCGGTCTGAAACATTACTTCCAGATAAGCTAAAACCTCTGACCGGTGCGCCCGTTTTAGGTTTGGGATATGCTTGATCATTTGCGCTTCAATTTCCATAGCGCCCGGAACATAAATGCCATCCCGGTAAATGTGAAGCTGGTTATTGATTTTCACAATATGGTTGTTATTCTTCAGGTAAACCGCAAACTTATCAAACAGAAATGTTTTATCCTTGAAGAAGATAGGCTTTTTGAAGGCATCATCCCGAAGGATTGTTTCAAGTTCCCGGTCAGAAAGGGGATCTTCCAGCACATACCGGTTGATCATGCGGATAGTTTCACGGGCTTCTTCCTTGGTGAAGTCCTCGCTTTGAAGGGTTAGAATGTAGTTGAACAGGGCTTGGTTCCGCCCGTCTCCGGCTCTCATATCCAAGAACTTCATGTTGGTTTTTACCGGGGTCAACCACTTGGGAAGGTCTTGAATTTCATCTTCCGGGCAATCCTGAATGATTTCCCGATCAACCCCATTGAAGCGCATAATGGCATAGCTGTTGTTCCGCCCAACCTTGGAATCTGTTTCAATACCAAGGGCCAAGGTCTGTTTTGTCCAGCTTTTTTCCACATACCCTTCAGGGTTTCGGAAATAGAAGTGTTTGCCCCGTGTGGTCGCATATACCCGGCATTTCAAGCCCAAGTCCTGAACAATATGGAATAGAAGTTCACTGGTTTCCGCATTATCCACATCAATCAGGATTGTTTCATCCCCAAGAATAGCGGCGTATTCGTCAAGGTCTTGAACTTCTTCAAGGGTGTTTAACCGTTTTCTTCCCTTGAACTTTTCAAGACACTGTTTGTCTTTTGTCGGGACATATCCTCTGAATAGTTGCATGGCTCAAATCCCCCCCCCTTCCCGGTCAACTCCATAGTCTTTTAGGCGCTTCCACGCCAAATCAATGTAATACTGTCTGTCCAGTTCATCGGGAACGGGAAGATTTGTCACATCATCATTGATAATGAAGCAATGTTCCGGGGTGTTCCCGAATTTTTCAGGGTTTTTCTTGCGGCCCTTTACCACTTTACCGGACACTTTGAACAATCCGCCCTTGCTCCGGTCAGTTGAAGCGAACACACGGAATGTTTTATCAGTTTGAACTTCACCGCCGCTGAACCTTTTCACATTTTTTGAACGGCCTTTTTCGTCCCTGATTTTCTCCATAGTGATAACAGGGGAGTAAAGCGCACATTCATATTTGCTGGAAACTTTTACAACCTTTTGGAAATCTCGCAAATCTCCACACCCCATAATGGTTTCCTCTGGTGTGGTTTTGTGGGAAAAGTATTCACTAATGGCCCGGTTGACAATAGGAAGGTCATAATCCAGATCAGACAGTTTTTTTACATAAGCGCCCTTGGCTTTAACCGCCCCGGTTTCCCGGTCAACCAAAAAATAGTTGTTTACATCTTTCTGATAAATGTCACCCATGAAAGTATCAAAGTCCATCTTCATTCCGGTTCTTTGCTCCCATTCCCAAACCACATCATCAATCTTTTCAAAATCCCGGTCATAATCCGCAAGCTGGACAATGATACCATCTGTGTTGTTCTGAACAAGTTTGCAATAGGGTTCAAGGTGTTCAACTAAATCCAGAAGCAGAAGTTGGCCGTTGATACAAATGGTGTTGTTGCTCATGGGGTCGTAAAGTGCCGATTGTGGTTGCTTCATCTGCCCTGAAATAGCATTGTCCATGATCTTGAATGGCTGACGGGCTTTTTTATCTCCCTTGCGCTTGAATTCAATATTGCTATCATGGATGAACTCAAAGTTTTCAGGATGATCCATTACCCGATACCCAATTTTGAATTGCTTTTGCAAGGATGGGTAATAGGCTGTAACATCAATCACCAAGAAGATCCCGTGGGCGTGATATTTGGGAATAGCGCCGTGCCCACCGCCCCAAGCAAAGGTATGTGGAACACCGGCAACGGTTATATTCTCCTGCGCCTTCCCATAATCATGATTAACGGGGTTTTTGTACCAGTCCGCCACAAAACGGTATTTTTTCAACCGTAAGCAATCTAAAATTGGAAAGTCAAATTCATCATCAAAAGATTTTCCCTTCCCATTCCCGCCCAAAATCTCTGCGGCAAGCTGGGCTTTGGTTTTCCCAATAGAATTACTTCCAAGATGAAAGTGATTTACAAAGAACATTGTGGTGTTGAATTCCGCAATATTGCGAACCCATACTTCCACAGTTTCTTCCACATCATGGCGGCAATATTTGACCGTTTCCGCCAGCTCCGCTTCTGTCAAAGGCCGGTCAATATCGAAGGGAACTGTGGTTTCCTTGATAGAATGCCCCATGAAGGCTTCCAGCGCCTTCAGGCTGATAGGCGGATTGGGCATCACATCATAGTTAATCAGGGGGAAGTTCCTGAACAGGCTTGAAAACCGATAGCCGGGTTTATCATCAAGGATGATCCAGTCATTCACTTTCTTTGGGTTGAACCCGCACAAGATACCCTTCAAAATGAATTGGTCATAATGGCGGCTGTTGTACCCGGCCCAAATGGTTTCCTTGTGGCTCTCATAGAAGCCTTTTAATTTGTCAGGGTCATTGATGATCACGGTTTCCTGTTTGGCGTTCAAGTCAATCAGGACAACCAGCCAATCATAAGCGAAAACCTCAAAGTCATAGAAGATCATCGTGTCACCCACTTTCTGAAGGAATTTTCGGTGAATCAGTGAAAACAGCCCCGCCACGGGAAGGCTTCACCTTGGGGCCAACCGGGGCGCTTGCCCCGGCGTTTTTGAAAATTAAGGTTCAAAAAAGTCAATATGAGTACATATAGTGCTCAATTTGATTATAAAAAAGTGCACACCGGTTTTCAATCCTCAACTTCAAAGACTTCATCAATGCTGATGGAATTGAAGCGGGTATCATCGTAATCCACCGCATATTCCAGCTTCCCGTCAATGGCTTCCGCTACATCAAGGACAAGTTGGGCAAACTGCTTGTAACTGGTGAAGCTGATGGGAACCCCGGAATCCAACTTTTCCAAGAAGCCCATAGCGGAAGCGATCATGTTCTTGTCATTCTTGGTGCCGTACAGAACACGGTTCATGAAAAGGCGCTGGTTCTTGTACTCACCGGACAGAATCTTGAAGGACACAGCCAACATGGGGCGGTTGGGGTCTGCCTTGGTTCCTTTGATTTCCATGCTCTCCACACGGGCTTCATACTTGCCAGCGGGAATGGTGGGGAAGTCCCCGCCGCCATTCTTCTTGGCATCCTCCACATCGGCCTGAAGGCCCTTCAGATCAACGGTACGATCAATCTTGTCAAAGTCGATAGCCATAATAAATTTCCTCCTAAATGTAATTTTAGATGTTCTTCAGAATGTCGAACAGGCCGGAAAGTGCTTTAGCGGTTTTCTCTGCTTCCTCCATTTTGGCCCGTTCCTCGTCAGTAGGTGTGAACCCCTCAACCGGCTTGAACAGATCATCCGTAAGGATGGTGTCAAACAGGTTATCAAAGGCCGCTTCAACCAAAAGGTCACTGAAATCATCATGCTTCTGTGCATACATGATCAGGGCTTCTTTTGCGGCCAGCTTGTGAATGGCAATCAGGGCTTCCGGGTTAAGGTCGGGCGGGGGGGGGATCAGGTTTGCGGCAACGGTAATTTTGCGGAACAGCCCCCGCTTTTCCATTTCCGCTTTGAACTTGTTCAGCGCATCATTCATGGTGTTTACCTCCTAAAGTTGATTGGAAATGATCTTTCCTATTTCCCTCACGGAATGGGCGATTTTTTGACGATCAGCCCGCTTCCCTTGAAGAACTTGGGTAATTGCGGCGGCTTCCGCTTGAATATCCTGAAAGGCTCTGCGGTTGCTTTCCAAATCGCTTTCATAAGCGGTCAGGTCAGTATCAACCTTGGCTTGGGTATAATCAGCGGCCTTTTCCGCCTGTTCTACATGGGTTCTTAACCATTTGGCGGCATCATAGCCCATGCAATCTTCCACCAATTCCAAGAAGTGGCGGAATTCAAACAGCGTGTGAACCGAGCCATCCTTCAGGCTGATTACACAGGGGCAAGGGTCAATCTTCATGGGGTTCACGCTTCTTCCGGGTGCGCCGGGGCGGGTTCACATCCATCTTGGGTGCAGGTTCGGTGTCCTTGGGACGATCCCACAGGGGGCAAGCATCAGGGCCGCCTTCCTTGTGGCAACAGTGGCCGGCATCAATGTTGGGGCAAAGGGGGATTTCACCCTTGCTGTCGTTGAACTGCTTGAAGATCCGTTCCCCATCAGGGCATTTGGGCAAGGCTTTCGGCTCCGTCTGCCCCATAGGGTCGGAATCATCTGCTTCACCGCCGCCCGGTGTCCATGTACCATCAGGATCGCCAGCCGCCGCCCGTTCAGCATCTTCCACATCTTCAGGATTAGGGGCCGGGGTTTCTTCCTCTTTGGGCTTTCTGCCCCGTCTGGTGGGCTTCTGTTCGCCGCTGTCACCCGTTTCCGGTGCGGGGGTAGCTGGGGTATTGCCGCCGTGCTTCATGGCTCCTGCGGCCTTCTGGTTGGCTTCCTCGTAGACTTCACAGAAGGCTTCATAATCCAGCGGGATTTCCTTGTTGTGGACAGTTAGCCGCCCACCGCCAAAGATCACTTCCGAAGCCTTGAAGGAAAGAACCCGGTCATTATCATCCGCCACGATACGGGCCACAAGGTCAACCATACCGGCAACCTTGTTGGCAACCTTTTCCCGAAGATTGGGGCGGATAGAACTGATTTTGTCACCGCTCTTGCGGGTAAGGTCACGGCTCCGATCCTCATGGCTGATCAGGATGATGTTTTCATAGTCCAGATTGACCAGCCGCTTGACGGTGTTCAGGAATTCGGAAGTTACCATATCCCAAGCCCGGAAAGAATCATCACTTTCATGTTTCCACCCCTGCCGGTCACAGATATACACCCGGCAAGCCTCATAAGTATCTTCCAGAAGGTCAACCACAATGGTTTTGAAATCGTTCTGTTTCTTCTCCAACTCTGTCACAGCATCGGAAAAGACTTCCCAAGCCAACTGCCGCTTGGTCAACCGACCTTCCACCGTTACCGTGTCCCGGATAGCGATATAGGGGGCATCCACAAACTTGATATTGCCATCCGTGTTCAGCATCAGGGGATCAGGGAACTGGTTTGCGAAGAAGGTCTTGCCGCTGAAGGGTGCGCCATATAGCCAGACAACCTTCTTCTTGGTGGCGTTCAGATTGCGCCGTTCATTTTTGGGAAGTAACATATAATCCCATCCTTTCTCACAGTATTCTTGATATTCACACCAACCGCAAAAGTGGTTAGGGTTCTTGGGAAAATCTGTGGCTTCAACCATGTGCTTTGTGCCGGTCAAGAAGTCCACAATTTTCATGGGGTCATACTGAACCGGCAATAAAGATGGTTCAGCGTCTTTCAAAGCATCCTGCAACCTGTCCCGGAATTGCTGAATGGTTTCCGTTTTCTTCTGCCTGATTTTCACCTTTGGGACAATCAGAAAATACATATTCCTGATCCGGTGGCCGGGGTGGGTCAGTTCATACCAATACTTGTATTCATGCAACTGACCGGAAACGGCGTAGCTTTTGGCATTGTTGGAATATTTGAAGTCGTACAGATCAAACACCTGAACATCTTCACCCCAATAGTTGGAAGGGTGCCTTGTGTTCATCCATCCAGCGGGCCACAGATAATCCATAAAGCCTATAAAATCAGCGTTTCCAATAGGAAGTTCAAAGGCTCCGCCCGGTGGCAATAGGGCCTTGGCCTTGGGGATCATGGCTTCCAGCTTCATCATTTCATTCACATGATCATCCGTCAGAATTGGGAAGCTGGACTGGTAGAAGTCAAGGGCCTTTTCAACCCCTTCTTCAATGCCCGTATGAAGGGCGGTGCCAAGGATTAAGGCGTTGTCGGGTTCCGTATCAGGGATAGTGTTCAGCCCTTCCACATATCGCAAGCGGTATCTGTATGGGCATCTATTAAAGAGATCAACCCGGCTGTGGGAAACTCGCATTGTTTCACCCCTTTCACAATTTTCTTGAAGGTTTCAAAGCCTTCCGGGTACAGGATGAAGCCGAAGCAACCGGAATTGTTGATTTGGGCAATGTTGCGCTTTTGCAGTTCTGAAGGGGTGCCGGTAGTGGCCTTCAGTTCCACTTCAAGGGCCAGCCCTTTCACCACGATCCGCATATCAGGAAGGCCGCTTTTTACATACCTCCCACCACCCCAACGCTTTTCCCAATACCCACAAGGCGGGGCGCTCATACGGTTAACCGGCTCCCCCAAAGGGTAAATCCCTTCATCCTCTAACCACTTCTTCAGGCGGCTTTCAAAATTCTTTTCACCGGCCATCAGAAATCATCACTCTGGACAGCGTTTCCATAGATTTCAAAGTAATCCACGCCAGTTTCGCCGGTGTCCTCGAATTTCTGCCCATCAGGAAGTTCATACTTTACCCGCCTTGCCATTTCAATAATGATTTCATAGGCTTCTTCTGTATCACTCCCAAAACGAACTTCCAGTTCATCAGGAACATCAACCAAAGCGGCCTTCAGTTCCTTCACAGTAAGTCTTTTTTGCATCCTTATCCCTCCAATATCTTGATCAGGCTGTGAATTCCACGGGTCTGAAGGCCCTGAATCTTGCCGGTGCCAGCGTAAAACTGGAATAGTTTATCATCAGACTTCCGCCAGCAATGGAAGTGGCCGGTCTGCCGGTTCTTCAACTGGTATTCAATCCCGTGGGCTTCAAATTGCTGGATAGCATAAGCGATCCGGTCAGAGTTCTTGGAAACCCGTTCTTGGTGGTTCCGGTGGGCGTATTCCTTTAGCGCATCCCAAAATTCATCCCTTGCCAACTGCTTCACCAATCCCTATCATCAAAATCATCTTCCGGTTCTTCTGTGGCGGCATCATAGGCATCCTTTGTGATAACCGTTACATCTTCAACCGGCACACTCAACAGCTTGGCTGTAATGCGGCGCTGGGCTTCTACAAAGGAATCATCCGCCTGTTCAGGGTGGGCAACCCCTTGAAATGAAGAAGCAGAATACCCAACTGAACCATTTCCGCCATACATTTCACTGTTTCTGATTTCAAAGTGAAGTGTGATGGTTACAAAACATAAAGGGTTCATCATTACTTTTCACCACCCTTCAGAGTGATCTTCACATAACCGGCCTTGGGATTAGGTTTGGAGCATTCCGCCGCAATAGCGGGATATTTTTTCTTCAGCTTGGCGGAATCAATAGTGGTGGAATTGCTTGGTGCAACCAAGGTCAGGTTCAGCACATCACTTTCAAACTTCTTCACCCCAAACTTCATCATGGCATCATACAGGGCCGCTTTCATGGTCTTTTCCTGTTCTTCAATGGCCTTTTTGTGAGAAGTCAGGGACGCAATAGCGTTCAGGGTGGCAAGCTGGGATTGCTGGAAGGCTTGAAGCCCTGCTTCTTCATCAAAGGTGGAAGAACCACAGGTGTTGGGATCTTCCTGACAGGAATCCGGGCAGGTGTGGAAATCCGGGCATTTATGGCAGCACCCATCAAACTTTCCACGGGGACAAGCGTTTTCACATTTGATCATTTCC